GGGCTGGTGATGATGCCCTGCCTTTGGTAGCCGCCCACGATGCCGATGCGGGTTCGACCGCCACGTATGTCACGGTAGCTCTTGCGGACAACACTCTCTGGCAAGCTGTATTGGTTGATACCAATACGACCGGGGTTGAAAGTGAACCCGATATTTTGAATTTTCACACCGGCTCGCTGCAATTCCCCGGTCCCCGTAGTGGTGATCGGTTGGCAATTTACGCCATGGAAGATTTGTCGAGTTCGAGTTCCAGCCCGTCTTCGCCGTCGTCACAGTCGGCCAGTTCGCTTAGTTCGCAGTCGAATAGCAGTTGGTCAAGTACATCCAACTCGTCTATTTCCATTTCGGAATCGAGTCAGTCGGCATCTAGTCAGTCTGCGTCGTCTATTTCCATATCGGAATCTAGTCCATCGAGTAGTACGTCCAGTTCTACTTCGTCGAGCGTTTCCCGGTAACAACACTCGATTTGAGAGGAAAAAACAATGCCGATTGTCGTTGAACTTTCGCCAAGCGAACTCAATCATGTTGTCCGCTTGATTAAACTGGGGTCATTGGATCGTGTGGCTCAGCTAAAGCATGTGACTTATCATGCTCTGAAACGATTGGGTGTTTCTCGGGATGTGTCCTTGGCCATTCCGAAAATCCCGACTGGCAGTGACCAGTTTGATACCGGCTCCATTGTTACGTGGATCAACAAGGTTCAGTCGGTAGATACTGTAGCCGTGCAGCAAGTTCGTCAGATTGACGCCACGCTGTGTGTGCGGTTGAACGGTTAGGTTTCACATCAAAACAAACTACACCTACCAGTGCGGGGCGGCACTGGTAGGTAGGTTTTGATTTTTGTTCGGAGATAGTCAAACGCCATGGCAGATACAAACAATTCCTTGCTGAATGCGGTTCGTGTTAGGCAAAAGCGTAAGTCCGAATTTGGGTATGGAATTTGGACTGCTGATAGGTATGTGCGAACCCTGGCCGAAGTAGTCGGATTGGAACAGTGCTACAAGAAGATCAGCAACCGGAATGTATCGTTTAATGACGTGATGACGAAAGCCGCCAGCACGCTTGTTTATAGTAATCCGGAAATGGTGGTCGATTCTGAATTTCCCGTCATTTCGGATACTACGGAAAAGGCCACACGACTTCCTTCTGATATTGAACTTCCGAAGAACACACTGCTGGTTTTCAAGCACACATTGACGACCAGTAGAAAAGATCGGGACGGCGACATTCTGCGGACGGATGGCATGGAAGTCGATCCAAATATGTTGCTATTGTGGCAACATGTTCACACTCTTCCTATTGGAAAGATGCTGAAGGTTCATAAGCAAACGAAAAATCGTCTTGACGTTTTTTCCTGCATTGTGGATATGAATGAATTGGCTCACGATGCGGCGGTCATGATTGAGAACAAGATGGGACGGTTCTCACACGGGTTCCGCGCTTTGAAGTATGAGCGGATCGAAGAAGACGATTACATCACCGGATTTGATATTCTCAAAGCCGAGATTATGGAGGAATCTCTTGTGAGTGTTCCTTCTAACATTGATGCTGAAACGCAGGAGGTTTTGATGTCGCTAGTAGACAGCAAACAACTGAAAAGCGAAATCATGCAAGAGTACGGCAGAGCAATCAAATCGGGTATGCCAATCACGGTCCCGGTTAAAATTGATCTGAAACTTACAGTTAATGGAAAGGAAACCAATTCCGATCAAAAGGACGTGGACCAAACCCCTGTTGAAAATGAGGAAGAACATGAAGAACCAGTCGAACCAAAAACCGAACCTGAAACCAAACAAAACACAACCGGAGAGTCCACACCAAAAGAAACCGATGGACCTTCGGACGAAAACAAAGAAGTTGGTGCAACCAAAGACCACGAAGTGATTGAAGCGGTTCTCGAAGATCGCGAAGTTACTGTGGACGAAGCCATGCAAGTGTTTTTGGCAAAGGCATCGACCCAAGAAAGACATCGGATGTTTACGGTGCTTTCGGCTATGCACAAGGTTGATAAATCAGCCGCAAATGCCGCTAGATTCCGTAAGCATCGAAAGCGAAACGCGCCGTGATGGTCACGGCGGTTCTTGAAGTTTAGTCGTACACGCTACAGGAGAATATCTCATGCGTTTGACTAAGGAATTGAAGGCTTGGCTCGTGCAGAAGTATGGTATCGCTGTTGATGCCACGGATGCTGAGTTCAAGGCCAAGGCCGCCGAGGCGTTGACCAATGGTGAACTGACGGCGGAGAAGCTGGTCGAATTAACGACTGGCCAGGAAGAAAAGGAAGTGGACGAATTCATCACGAAGTTCGATGCTCTTACCAAGCAAATTGGTGGAGTTATGGAGCTTCTGGCCAAGAATTCGGAAACTCCCGAAACCAAGGAAGCTCCGAAGGCTGAGGAAAAGGCAGTTGATCCTACCCCCGAAGCCCCGAAGCGTCCTCTCAGCAACCTGGAAAAGGCCGTGGCGTCCCTCGGTCATTATCCGGTTGATGAGGAAAAGACGGTCGAAATCCGTGTGAAGGAAGCCGTCGAAAGTTATGACGGCAGCCGGAAGTCGGCTGTCTTCCCGGAGAAGACCAAGCGTGGTGGTGCCCATCCTCTTGCTGGCGACCCTGTCCGATACAACGGTGAGAGCTACAACACCGTTTCGGAGCGAGACAAGGCACAAGTCGGTGCGTGGTTGAAGTTCCACATTGCTACTTCTCCTGGCATTCAAGGAAGTATGTCGGCGGATCGTGTTTGGGCGCAGTTGAGCGAGCATGACAAGAGCTTGCTTGCTCACTTGGCCGAAAAGGGCGAGTGGTACGATTGCACTTCGGACACGGAAACGAAGACGAAGGGCTATATGGGCAAGCACGGTACGGGCATCAAGGCCCTTATCGACGATTCTATCAGTGGTGGAACGGAAGCGGCCCCGATTGTTTTCGATGCAATGGTCATCGAAACGCCTCTCCTGTACGGGGAGTTGTTCCCCCTTGTCACTACGGTCCCGCTTGCTCGCGGCCGTCGTGTTGAGGGTGTGGCTGTCAGTACGGTTACTGGTAGCTGGGGCGGTGTTGACGAAACGGATATTTCGTACTTCAACACTGCGTCTTATGTCACTGCGTTCGACACTACCATCTATCGGTGGCAGGGTGCCGTTCGTATTGGCCTGGACTTCCTTTCGGACACCCCGATTGACTTCGCCGAGACGTTCATTCGTCAGTATGGCGAACGCCTGTTGGAAGACCTGGACGATGCTATTGCTATTGGTAATGGCACCAACCAGCCGGAAGGTGTGATGAACAAGACCGGAACCACCAGCGTTGGGTTTGGTGGAACCACGACCCTCAGCAACTACGAATCGCTTCGGTTCGCAGTCAAGAAGGCCGAGCACAAGGGCCCCGTTGGTAAGACTGCCATTTTCTGCGGCAACGAAACCAGCTACAGCCGTGCGATTGGTATTCCGGTTAGTGCGACCGATACCCGGCGTGTCTTTGGCACGATGAATGGACCGGCCTACGACAGCTTTTCCATCATGAATCGCCCGTACAAGATCAATGAGTCGCTTGCGAATACTCAGGTCTTCTACGGCATCATGGCTCGGTATCGTATGTACCGACGCAAGGACATGGTTGTTCGCACTTCGACCGAGGGTGCCGCGTTGATTCGCGCCAACAGCATGTTGATTGCTGTCATGGCTCGCTTCGGCGGCCAGTGCGAGCGTTCGCAGCCATTCGCAAAAAGCACGACGGCCGAGGCGTAAGTTTGATTTTCGTTGGGGGTGGGGATTCATTTCTCCACCCCCAACAATGCAACCCCGTTGCAACGTCCAGTCCCCCGTTCCCCGGTTCTTCGGACGGGGGCTGGACGCCTTTTAATCGAAGAACTAATGAAGAACCATACTAAAGAAGAACCGAGGTTTTTATTATGGCAACGACCGAGAAAACAAAAGTGAGTTTGCGTCCGTTTACGATTGAAGCCGATCATCCGACCAGTTCGGATTTGTTGATTCAAGGCATTCCTAATTGCCGACTGCGTAGCAAAATCAAGCCGGTGAAGGAAATCTTTGACAAGGATCGACGAACCCACGAACAAGTGACCAAATCTGCATCTTCGAATGTATTGAGTGGATTGCCCTCTTCCGTTCCTGGAATGCGAATTTCGGTTGATCCTGCTGGTTGTCGGTACAAGGTATTTGATCCTTTGACTGATGACAAGGAATCCTGCCAAGAGATCGCTCTGGCATTGAAGGAATACACGGGAATTGAATCGCTTACGGAAGTTGTGGGAGTCAAATCGCGGGAAGGTGCTTTGGGTGAGGACGAAACCAAAACCCTGGTGCGAGAGTTGTTCAATCTGGTTTCCAATGGCGAAGCGACCGTCATTAAGGGTATTTTACCGGAGAAAGCAGACATTGATGCTCTCCCTGGGGATTACCTGTTGAATACCAGTGATCGTGCTCGGGATTACAGTCAACCCAGGTATGAAAAGGATTTGGCGGCCTGGAAACAGACGCTGAACCGATTGGGCGGCTAAATGTCAGTATTTTATGCCGGTGCTGGTACTGAAAGATGGAATGGGGATGAGGTGCTTCGTGATGCTAATCGCATACTTGCACAGAGAATCCGACAAGCCACGTCATTTTTGCATTCCAAAGTAAAAAAGAATATCAATGTTCCTGTGATTACTGGGATTGGCAAACGATCAGGAAAACGTGTTGTTCTTCGACGGTCTAAACCGGGTGAATTTCCTAGACGAGACACTGGTGAGTTACATCGGAACGTCAAGATGACCACGAGGCGGGTTGGAAAAAATAGCCATTTTGGAGTCGTTTCGGTTCCAAATACAGTTTTTTACGCACGGATTTTGGAAAAGTGGCCTCCTATGGACAGATCGTTTTTTGAACGAACCGCTTACGAAAACCGAATGAAGATTCGTAACATAATCGCTCGTCCATTGTGGGGTAAAAAATATATTCCGACAGTGACAATAACCGTGAGTGACTGATACGACAATGAGCATAGCGTCGGTAGCCCTGTACAAAGCGATTGTAGCGGCCTGGGATTCCGAGGATTTAGACGCTAAGTTTACTGCATTGTGGCCGACAGGAGCTAGTGCAACCCAGTTTACAGCATTGCTGGCGGACCAGGAAGCACAGCCAGGACAGCCGTTACCTTATGCCGTGATGGATCAGTTCGGAACGGATGTCATTACACGGATGTCCAATGGTGATGACAGGTACGAAACACGAGACGTTATTTTTGCGTTCCATGTTTTTGCGGATGAAGTAGCTGGTGATTCGAGGTCTGCCAAAGCAATCGCCGCTTACTTAGCCGAAGAGATCATGAAAGTGTTTGGGGGACATGCAACCGAATCACCGGCTGAATTGACGCTGGAAACGGGCAACCATTTGATTACCCAATACCAAAACGATTATGGGCTTCGGGATATTGAGGACGTGTACCGATGGGTTGTGACGTACCGTTTTTTACTTGATGTTCCCGTAGCCAATTAAACAGGAGAACGGTTATGACTCGTTCCATGGCAACGCCTCGAATCAATATCACGATGACTGGCACGTTGCAACACACCCTGACTGATGGGTCGATTGCGAGTATTAGTCACCCGGCCTTGTCCTACGTGAAAACCTTGGTCAATGGGGTGGGTGCAAATCAAGTTGACCGTGCATGGCAATTGAAATCTGGAACCATTGCAAGTGCCGCTACCACTACGATTGATTTGTACGATTTTGCAGGAATCGACATTGGTGCTGGGGCTGGATTGGATGGTGTTGGTCAAGCATGTTCTTATCCTGAAATTGTTGCTATCGCTATTGTGAATGAAAATGCGGTAACGGCTGCTGGTGCTTTGGAAATTGAACCCAACGCATCAAATGGTTGGGAAGGTATTGGAGAACATACTACAACGAATGGTGGAGCACTTTTGGGACAGGGTATTTTGCTAAAGGTACAACCTGCGGAAGCTGGTTTGCCTGTTGTGGATGCATCGTCCCATGTGATTGATTTGACTGCGTCTGGCGGTGAGGTGTCGTATTCGATGTACCTTTTGGCTCGGCATGATGTGGATGATTCGTCCAGTTCGTCCAGTTCGACAAGTTCTAGTTCATCTAGTTCTAGTTCATCTAGTTCTACTTCGTCCAGTTCTAGTATTTCGACTTCTAGCACTTCTAGTAGTTCAATTAGCACATCTAGTACGTCTTCTTCACCTTAACC